ATGCGCGTTGCATTGTTTTGGAACTCGACCTCATTCATCGACGCAAACCATGAATCTATGGAGTTTGTTTCTGTCATGTGGACGCGCCAATGCACATGAGGCGCAGCATTGGCAGAGAACGCCAGAACGGAAAGGAAAAGCGCGAGAACGTAACGCATGAAAAACCTCTTTTATTTCCCAAGACCCCGCGAGGAGCAGAGTCTTGAAAAATCCGTGAGGATTAGCGGCCCAACAGGCTACGCACTTTCTTGACACCGTAGATTGCAGCGCCCATGGTGATCATCACAGCCAACACGCCGAGAACGGCGGTTTGAGCATCAGCCACGCCAGTAGTGGCAGCAGTGATGTCGATTGCAGCGAACGAAGAACCAGCAACCAGAGACAGGGCCAGAGTGCCCAATTTTGCGAATTTGTTCATTTCTGAACTCCTTTTAAAACGGCAGTGACCGACTGCCAACGGATTGATGCAACGCGCATCGAATTAGGAAAAACTTACAGAGGAGTACGCGCCGTCGTGGAAACGCGCAGGTAGTTCCCGTAGGGGCTGCAAGATTGCGCCAGATGGCACTCGGAGCAACCGGAACGCGGGTTCCAGAATTTCCCCCGTAACTCGCACCACAAAACCACACGCGGCGCGGGTAACTTCTCCGACGCCGTGGGAGAGCTTGACCCATTCGGGGAGGTTGTACCAAGAGCGCACTGCACGACCTTGGGCGTTAAGTCCACCAATTCCATATAGGCGAAGTCCTTTCGGAAAACGGGTTAGCTCTCCGAGCTTGGAGAGGTATTTCATAAGGTAGCCAACGCCGCTTTTTGCGACTTGGCGGTTTGTCATGCCATGTGGCCACCAGCAGGCCATACGCTTACCGGAGGGGGTGACGGTGCGGCGGTCCCACATGGGCATGCGGACGCCGGGTGGGAGCCATGCCAGCAGGTGGTAATGCACAGCGCCACGGCCTTGTAGTTCGGCAACCCACGTATAGCGGCAGGGGAAGCCGCGAACCTTGCACCAGTCGCGGAACTTGTTCACAGCGTCACGAACGTGTGAAGACGCCCAATCGACACCGGGACGATAGGTGAGGGTAACAAACCAGACGACGGGGGGACGGAAGCCGTTATTGGCTATTCCGTGAAGATGACCGGATGCCCAGACCGATTTTTTTAACCGCTTGACGCGGCGCTCGGCTACGACCGAGGGAGCAAAGGAAACCATGCAATTCTGCATTGTTTTAGATGGGACAAGCCCCGCGCCAGCTTCGCCCCAAGCGGGGGCCGCTACGCGGCTCCCCGCGTGGGTCTGCGCTGGCGCGTTCATGCGGGCACCTCGACACGTGCCACATGGCTATGCGGCCATGACACCACACAGCCCATGCTGACGATAGTTTCAAGGTAGGCGCAATACGTGGCGTGATCGGTAAACCGGCGCACGACACGCGACCGCGGAAAAATGGCCTTCCAGGCGTATTTCACTTTGGCACCTCGCAAGACTTAGCCAGGTCAACTAACCACTGTGCAAACTCAGGCGGTGTGCGTTCACGCTCGGCCCTGCACATGTTCTCGACAAGTCCCGAAGGCCCGGGCGCACCGTCAACGGGAAAAAAGCAGCGCGAAAGGTCTGCGCCGACGATGTAGAGACAGGTGTTTTTAGGAGCGCGATGGCCCCACCAGCTCTGGAGTACCGGAACGAGAACGCCGCCGAAGTCGTCACGGATGCCAAAGCTCAAACACTGGAATTCCTTCCAGAGCAGTGACGAAGACGGATGTTCAACAACGCCACCAAACTTGCGGACCTGACGCATGGACCACCGCGCCAGCTCAAGCTCGGTTTGTGGGTGCTTGGACATGTGACGAAGCCTTCCCCAACCACGGCACGGAGGATGAAAGACGCCAGGTACACCACCGGGCCACGTGAGGGCATCACGTTTGGCGTCGTAGGAATCGACGCCGGGCATGAGCTTGTAGTGGCTGGTTTTACGGACGAAAAGGGCGGCGACTGTCACAGGGTGCCACCCGAAACTACTTCGCCAGCCGCATCGAGGTATTGAAGGGACGCGCCAAGGGTGTCGCCTTCCAGTTCAACAACCACCACCAGCCGGGGGATGTGAACATCGAGCGATTCCGAGGCGTGGGAAAGAACGGCGGCGCGTAGGGCTTCGAGCCTGACGATGCGCCGAACTTCATCTAATGTAGCTGCATCAAGCATGGAGGATTCCCCCTCATGCCGCAGGCTTGGCCGGGACCGGAACCAACCTTGGCCGCACGTCCATGCGACCGTCCCGATTAACGAAAACGGCAGAGGGAGAAAGCATGTAGTTGCCGCGTGGGTAAGGCAACTGATCGTCTTCGAGGGTGATCTCGAACTTGTCCGGGAACTCGGCCAAGGTGCCGTCAGCGGAAACGGTGAAAGCGTGGGCGGTCTGGAAGCGCATGTGGTACGGCTTGCCGGAGGTTTTGCCAATGCCCTTCATTTCGCGGATGTCTGCAGTGGTGATGGTGATTTTGATCATTTGGTTGGTTCCTGATAAAGTGATATACCCGTTTAGGTAACGTCTCCATTTTGGAAACGCCAGCGGATAGTTTCACAAAAAGAAACATCATGCAAGTAATGCCCGAGTATTTAGCTCAACTAATTAAGATTTTTTGGTATTCGTGGCAGTCACCATGGGGTTTATCACCCCATACCCCGACCCCCAAACTGCCCGGGCCTATTCGGCCCTTAAGGGGGACCCCCGTTTGTTTTTCAGAAAGGCGAAAGCGAGTGCTTCTTGTTCGCCGGGTGACAGGGTGACGGGATGTGGAGAATCTTCAAAAGCGGCCAGCTTGACGGAATCATTACGGGTAGTGTCCCGGCAAATTGATACATCAACATCAACCTTTGCGCCCTGATTGTCGAAACATCCGCAGCGATCGTTAACGGCAATGCATCCGGCAAATTTCTGCTTTTCAAGAGGCATCGACAACGGCGGAGCCTTCGGGGTGTTGTCGCCCGCCTGAACGAAACCGGGAGGCGCACCGGGAACGGTTAACGGAGGCAAAGAGGCAACGGGTTTGGGGGAACTGGCGGCAGCAGCAGGAGCGGCAGCTTGCGAGATACCCTTACCACCCATTACACCCTTCATAGTCGCCAAAGCGCCCGGCGCAGCAGCGAAAAGGCCAACGATTGCCAAGACCGGGAGGGCAAGAATAAGCGGAATTTTCTGCTTGGGTTTTGTGTGCAGTTCCGACGATTTGTAAAGCTCATAGGCGGACTTTGGGTAGTTGAAAAACGTTTTAGCGGTAGCTTGGGACAGGCTCAGAGTTTGATTACAACTGTCGAAATCGTAGATGATTGCCCGTTGCATCCCGAACAGCCGGCGAACGTGCTGATGACGATTAACCAGCCGGCGCACGTTCTGATCTACGAGCATTGGTGATTGCGTGATGATGACGAAATCAACGCCTTTATGCCGGTGTGTTTCGAGTGCGGCAATTTGCGGCGGAACTTTGGTTCCGTTGCCGCGTGGACGCCAATGACGCTGAACTTCATCAATGACGATCACATCGCCAGGGCGACACCAGTCTTGCCAGTTCCAAACGCCCTGACCCTCGCCAGCTTTGACTTGACCATCTTCCCATGTTCCGGGGTCCATCAGTTCATGGGGCAACAGCAAGTTCGGGATATTGTCAACAACTAGACGGCGGCTAATTTCTTTTCCGTCTTTCTGGAGTTTTTGCGCTACAAGCTCTTGCACGAGCTTGGAAACGGCGTAGAGGCTTTTTCCGGTGCCGGGAGCGCCGGTGATAAGGTAAATCATTAAGACCCCCTGAAAATCAGTTTTGTCCCATTGATGGCAGCCCACAGGCCGATGCGGGCGGAGGCGGCACCAAACACCAAGCCAAGAGCAATCGGGACGCCGCACAGCGTAGCAATTTGCAGCACGGCAATTGGGAGCGAACCCCAAGAGGTTTGAGCGTACTGAATCAAGGCATTGAATGCGGTAGTGACGCCAGCAAAGGAGACAGCACCGAAGCCGAGCGCAGCTAAGACGCGGATTGCCAGAGGGCCGACAGCAGAAAGGAGGAAGGCAAATAGAGTGGGCATGGTTTACGCCTTGAATCCACCAATGAAGATAAACGCGGCGAGAGCAGCGCCGAGGACGATCATTACAGGTTTGATATAGCTGTCGGCGCCATTGCAAACGGGCTGAAAGCTAACCGCATACTGATGACCAGCGACCGAGAAGGACTCAGGGGAAGGACAACCGGAAGCGGAAGCCAAGGACACCGAACCGATGCTATTAAAGCCACTGTCAGACGTTGAGAGAGTTTCGTTTGTGACGGAGCCATATTCAGAACAACCGATAGAACTTGGATTTTTCTCACAGTCCGTTTGTTGAGGTTCGGTTGGAGTTGAACCGCTTGAATTTGTAGAAGTTGTGCCCGTAGTCGCCGGGACCCCGAGACCAGCCGACCCAAGGCTTTTACCATCAGTAGCGGAAGGGCTGGAGCCGTCGTTATTTCCGGTACCGCCAGAAGTCGGGACACGGTCGCCGTAAGGACGTGAAGCGTCCGAACCCGCCGAAGGGTTGCCAGCCGTGGCAGTTTTGCCCATGATCGACTGAATCACGTTACGTTCAGCCAGTGACGAAGGGACGCAGGTAGGTTTGCCGCCAACGGTGCCATAAGCACCTGGACAAGTGGCAGGAGTTGCCTCGGTATCGGTTACCGTTTTTTCAGCCGCGCCGGGAGTGCAGGTTGCGCCCGTGAATGTGACCTCAAAATCCCCGCTTACACGGTACAAACCTTGTGCGTTAGGTGTAAGGGATGCCCAAACGTTTTTTATGGCCCCCGGTGTGCCAGTACACGTTGCACCGCCCCCGGTAATGCATTGTTCACCGCTTGGAATGGTGATGCCTGTCATATCGGTGGAGTCGTTGGGAGTATTGGAATATCCCAAAGTGAAATTACGGGTTCTCGTTTCGCCGGACGCTGGACAGCCGAGCGCGTATGTGCCGGCTTGCGTTGAAAATGAACCGTTGTAATAGGCAGAGCCATTCGCCAGGTTGACGAAACAGGTACTGTTTTGCACTGGAGTGTTTACGACCACCGACGATGTGTGTGGAGCGCCTGACGGGTTGAAGGTATTCGCATTGGACGCTGAAGCAGCGCAGGCGGCTTGCAGGGTTGAAAAGTACCCAGACGCCGTGGTCTCAGAGTTGCCGGCCGTACGGGTTGCGTACATTGTCCCGGTGGCGGTGGCTTGCGCCCGGGCCTGATTGACGAGGGACAGAAAGATGACACACGCCAGAATGAAATAACCGCGTTTTGTGATCATCGAAAAGCTACCCACAGAAGAAAGACCAAGGACAGGCCGTATTGAATTTCGATTGCCATTTAATCCCCCGGTGTGTGATCAATGAACAGGCCAAGAACGCGACGAACGCCCCAAATCAGTACACCAGCCGTAAACACGGCAGCAAAGAGCAAGGATTGCGCTTGCATCACGTCAGCGTTAGCCGTTGGAACCTGGGCAACTTGGATAGTCACGGCGCAGTTAGGAACAGAGCAATTTATTGTCATATCGGTATTCGAGGATGGAGGGGTTTCGGGTGGAGTGACCGGGGTCACGTTGAAAGTTTGGTATTGACCATCCACCCAACCGGAGGCGGTGAACGCTTCCAAAGTTGTCCAGTTTGTGCCATCGTCAGACCATTGGACGGAAAAGGCTTCAGGAGCGCGGGCGACGCGACCCGCAGACCCACCCGTAACCATTCGCAAGCCTGTAACGTCAACCGCAGACGAGAAGGTGTAAGCAATCCACGCAGGGCCACCGACGCCCGAAAGGGTTGACCATAGCGAAGTTGTGTTGCTATCAAACGCTAAGGCAGGTTGACGGGGGTCGGTAGCGCCTTGATCGCTACTAGCGGAAGCCACGCCGCCAGTCGTAGCAATGCGCGTTGCATTGTTTTGGAACTCGACCTCATTCATCGACGCAAACCATGAATCTATGGAGTTTGTTTCTGTCATGTGGACGCGCCAATGCACATGAGGCGCAGCATTGGCAGAGAACG